ACAAACAGACTGGTATGTTATTCGTAAAGTAGAACGTAATATCGACATTCCATCTAAGATTGTGACTGAAAGAGCTAAGATTGTAGCTGAAGCAGATAGACTTGAAGCTGAGATAGCTGCTTGTGAATACTTAGAAGAATTTATTAAGATTGTTACTAATCAGAAATGGAACTAACAGAAATGACCAAGCCTGACATCCAAGACGTAGATCATCGCCTAAGTACACACGAAGAAATCTGTGCTATGCGTTATGAGCAGATTAATGCTCGTTTAAAACGATTAGAACAAATACTTCTTGGTGCTTTTGGTACAGTCATTGTATTACTTTTAAATAACTTATTCAAATAATATGGACCCAATAACTTTATTAGCAGCTTTAGGCCCTTTAGCAGTAGATCTAGGCAAGTCTTTAATTAACAGATTTGTAGCACCAGATCAATTTAAACCAGCTACTATAGAACAATATGCTCAGATGAAACAAATTGACTTAGAGTTCTTTAAAGTCATGAATGAAGCTGGTGGAGGTAATCCTTCATATCTATGGGTAGAAGCAGTTGTAAGACTCATGCGTCCAGCTATTGGTTTACTAGTATTGACTACTTGGGCTGTTATGCACTTAAATGGAACATCAACACCAGAAGTCGATAACTTTGCAAGTGCAGTTGGTTTCAGACAATACTCCAGCTAGCCCTTTGATTTTAACTAATCTAAAAATTTTAGCTGAAGGACTAGAACGTGTCAGAACCTTACTTGGAAAACCTGTTATTGTTAATAGTGGCTATCGGTCTATTTTGGTTAATAACCTACTTGGAAGCAAACCGACAAGTCAACACACGAAAGGATTGGCGGCAGATATTATCTGTCCATCCTTTGGAACACCTAAAGACATTATTAAAAAGATTATATCAAGTGATATTCCATATGATCAAGTTATTTTGGAGTTTGATCGTTGGATACACATTAGTTTTTGTGAAGAGGGTTCTAAACCTCGTAAACAAGCGTTAGTAATAAATGGTAGTGGAACTAAAAACTTTAATTAAAGGAGAATATTATGCCAATGGTAAACGGAAAGAAATACGCTTATACTAAATCAGGTATGGCAGCAGCTAAAAAAGCAGCAAGCAAATCAGGTAAAAAGATGATGGCTAAACCTGCTAAAAGCAAAAAGAAATAGTCATGGCTATTAAAAAAGGCAGTGAGACGTTTTCAGGTTATAACAAACCTAAACGTACTCCAGGTCACCCTACTAAGAGTCATGCTGTATTAGCTAAAGTAGGAGATAAAGAAAAGCTTATTCGCTTTGGACAACAAGGAGTAAGTGGTGCTGGATCTAATCCTAAAACTGCTAAACAAAAAGCTAGACAGAAATCTTTTAAAGCTCGCCATGCGAGTAATATATCTAAAGGTAAAATGTCAGCTGCATACTGGGCGGATAAAGTAAAATGGTAAAAAAACCTAAGTCTAAAGTTAATCAAGCTGGTAACTACACTAAACCTACTTTAAGAAAAAGTCTGTTTAATAAGATTAAAGCTGGTAGTAAGGGTGGAGATCCAGGTGAATGGTCAGCTCGTAAAGCTCAGATGTTAGCTCGTGAGTATAAAAAAGCTGGTGGAGGTTATAAATAATGGCTTTAGCTAAGTCACAACAGTCTTTAAAAAACTGGACTAAGCAAAAGTGGAGAACTTCTGATGGTACTCCATCTAAAGGTAAGAAAAGATATCTACCAGATGCTGCTTGGAAAGCTCTAAGTCCAGCTGAAAAAGCTGCTACTAATAGAGCTAAAGCAGAAGGTAATAGAAAAGGTAAACAGTTTGTAGCACAGCCAAAGAATGTAGCTAAAAAAGCAGCTAGATATAGATAATGAAAGATAAATTAGATCAGATTAGAGAGTCAGCAGAAGCAGACTTGTCAATCTTTATTAAACTTGTAGCTCCACACTTGATGTTAGGAGCTGTTCATGAAGAACTAATTCAATGGTGGACTCGTTCTGAAGCTAAGAACAACCAATTAGTTTTACTTCCTCGTGGACACATGAAAAGTAAGTTGATTGCATATAGAACTGCTTGGTGGATTACTAAATATCCAGAAACAACGATTCTATATGTCTCTGCTACAGCTGATCTAGCTGAGAAACAGTTATATGCTATTAAACAGATTATAGATAGTCCTATTTATCGTAGGTACTGGCCTGAGATGATTCATCCAGAAGAAGGTAAACGTGAGAAATGGGCAGTTTCTGAAATTGCTGTTGATCACCCTCAACGTAAATTAGAAGGGATTCGAGATGCAACCTGTAAAGCTGTTGGTCTTACATCTAATACCACAGGTTTTCATGCTGACGTTGTTGTTCTTGACGACATTGTTGTACCTGGGAACGCTTATACAGCTGATGGCCGTGAGAAAGTTGAGGCAGCTTATTCTCAACTTGCTTCCATTGAAAATCCTGGAGCGAGAGAATGGGTAGTAGGTACTAGATATCACCAAGAGTAGTTGAGACTAATGGAGAGTTCCTCTGGCCTAAACAAACTCGTGCAGATGGTAAACGATTTGGGTTTGATGATAAAGAACTAGCACGAATTAAAGCTAAATACATTGATGCTACACAATTTTATGCACAATACTACAATAATCCAAATAGTGAAGATGTTGCAAGGATTAGCTCAGAGAAGTTTCAGTATTTTGATAAATCTATACTTCAGAATAAAGAAGGGGATTGGTATATTAGAGATAGGAAGCTTAATATTTATGCTGCTATTGACTTTGCTTTCTCTCTTCGTAAAAAAGCTGACTATACAGCCTTAGTTACGATTGGTGTTGATCATCAAGGTAATTACTATATTCTAGATATAGATAGATTTAAAACTGACAGAATTGTAGATTACTATGAGCACATAGTAAAAGCTTGGGAAAAGTGGGGCTTTAGAAAGATTAGAGCTGAGATTACTGTAGCTCAACAAACAATTGTAAAAGAACTAAAAGAGAGTTACCTTAAACCTAATGGTATACCTCTTTCAATTGATGAATTTAGACCTACTAGGGTAATTGTCAGTCATTAGAAGAAGAGTTAGTAATGGCTCATCCTCCACATGACGATATTAAAGACGCACTAGCTAATGCTATCTCAATAGCAATCATACCTAAGAATAGAGTTGGAACATTCTCAATAGGTAAAAATATAGTTACTCACAGCCGCTTCGGTGGTGTTTCTTATTAAGGAAAAATTATGGCAGGGAAAGTAGCACAACTAAGACAATTAATGGATAGAGAAGGTCTAGCAAAACGTTTAGCAGGTCTTTACAATAATTGGTGGATTCAACGTGATGATAAAGAAGTAGAATGGAGAGAGCTTCGTAATTACCTATTTGCTACAGATACTACTAAAACTACCAATTCTAAATTACCTTGGAAGAATAAAACAACACTTCCTAAACTTACTCAAATTAGAGATAACCTTCATGCCAACTATATGGATGCTCTATTCCCTAATGATGACTGGGTTAAATGGGAAGGTTATAATCTAGAAGCTTCTACTCATAACAAACGTAGAGCTATTGAATCTTATATTAAGACTAAGTTAAGAGAGTCTAATTTTAGAGAAACGATTTCTCAACTTCTTTATGATTACATTGACTATGGTAATTGTTTTGCTGATGTTATTTATGTAAATGAAAAGCATAGAGATCAATACACAGATCAAGAGATTACAACATATCAAGGTCCTAAACTAGAACGTATATCTCCATTTGATATTGTATTTAATCCTACAGCTAGAACTTTTAAAGAGTCTCCAAAGTTTACACGATATGTTAAATCTGTTGGTGAACTTAAGAAAGATATTAAATATCGTCCTGATTTAAACTACGATGAAGCAGCTTTTGAAAAAGCCATAGCTGTACGTAGAAATATATCAGCATTTAAAATGGAAGATATTAATAAAGCTGAAGGTTTTAGTGTAGATGGTTTTGGGTCTCTTCAAGAATACTACCAATCAGGTTTAGTAGAAATCCTCGAGTTTGAAGGAGACCTTTATGATGAAGTTAAAGGTGATCTATTAGAGCGTAGAATTATTACTATTATTGATAGAAGTTATATTATCCGTAATATTGAGAATCCATCTTGGTTAGGTCGTGATACAAAACATCATGTAGGTTGGAGAGAAAGACCAGATAATCTATATTGTATGGGTCCGTTAGACAACCTTGTAGGTTTACAATATCGTATTGATCATTTGGAGAACTTAAAAGCCGATGCTATGGATCTGACTATTCATCCTCCTATGGTTGTTAAAGGAGATGTAGAACCTTTTGAATGGGGTCCTGAGACTACTATCCACATCCCAGAAGATGGTGCTGTAGAGATGTTAGCTCCTAATGCTGCCGCTTTCCAAGTAAACAATGAGATTGCTGCTTTACTAGCACTAATGGAAGAAATGGCTGGAGCTCCTAAAGAGGCTATGGGTATCCGTAGTCCTGGTGAAAAAACAGCATTTGAAGTACAACAATTACAGAATGCAGCTGGACGTATATTCCAACATAAGATTAATAAGTTTGAAATTGAGTTCTTAGAGCCAATTCTTAATACTATGTTAGAGATGGCTAGACGTAATATGGATATAGCTGAGATATCTAGAGTAATGGATGATGACCTTGGTGTAACTGATTTCATTTCTATTACTAAAGATGATATTACTGCTAAAGGTAAGCTTCGTCCTATCGGAGCTAGACATTTTGCAGCTAGAGCTCAACTTATTCAGAATATGCTTGGTATCTTTAATAGTCCTATGGGACAAGCTATTGCTCCGCATGTTTCTTCTAAACGTCTTGCTAAGATGGTTGAAGAATATATGGGCTTTGAGAAATATGAATTTATTAAAGATAATGCAGCTATATTTGAACAAGCTGAAACTCAAAAGCTTGTTAACCAAGTTCAACAAGAGATGCAAATTGAACAAGCTACACCTCTTGAAGAGGATCTTTTACAACCTCAAATGGAAGGTGAGTTACCTCCAGGGGCTATGTAACAAATATTACTTGACTTTTAAGTAATTGTATGTTATAATTATCCTATGGATTTAAAATCTGAAAAAGCTAAAAGCTTATCAAAACAAGAAGTTTTCGATTTACTTAAAGCGTATATCACTGACCAAGTTGAATTGTCTAGACGTAAATGTATAGATGAAGAGAATTTCTCTCTTCCTTCTTGGGCTGAATATCAAGCTTATCAATTAGGCTTCCAAAAAGCATTTCTAAAACTTCAGTCTTTATTACCTGACAAAGGAGAAAGTAATGTCTGAAGACAATAAAACACCTGAACCAAGTACCAACGAAGTTCAGAACCAAGATAACCAACAACCCGTATTCCAGATTCCGACAGAAGCTGCTGAATTAGTAGGTGATGGTAAGAAGTATTCATCAGTAGAAGATGCGTTAAAGTCAGTTCCTCACGCACAGAAGCATATTCAAACTTTAGAGTCTGAGTTAGCTGCTGCTAGAGAAGAACTAGCTAAACGTAGAACAGCTGAAGAACTTCTAGATGAAATTAAGTCTGGAATTCAACCACAGGCTACCCCTGCTGGAACTGAATTTGATCAAGATAAATTAATGCAAATCGTTGATCAAACTCTTGAGCATAAGGAAAGACAAAGAGCAGCGAAGACTAATGCTGAATCAGTAGCTAATAAGTTTACTGAGAAGTTTGGTTCTAAAGCTGAAGAAGTCTATAATACTGTTGCTAAAGAAAGTGGATTAACTGTACAACAACTAAATAGCTTGGCAGCCAGTTCACCTAAGATTGTACTAAAACTAGCTGGTCTAGAAGGAACATCTGCTCCAATAGCAGGTAAACCTACTAGCACAGTAAATACAGAAACCCTTGGTAATAAACAAGATCCTAATCAGTTATCTGCTAGGGTTAAACAAGGAGCTACTACTAAAGATTTAGTCAATGCTTGGAAAATAGCTGGTGAAAAAGTTAAATTAAATTTATCAAACTAAGGAAAAAACATGTCACAATTAACTAGTAATACAACTGCCTTTATTGAGGCACAACAGTATTCACAGTTTATTCTTGATAACTTACATGACTTTTTACTACCTGAAGGTATGTGGAGAGATGTATCAGACTTCGGTTCTGGCACTACTTTAAACATCAAAACAGTTGGTACAGTGTCTATTCAAGATGCAGCTGAAGATACACCATTAAACTTTAACCCTATCGACACAGGTACAATCACTTTAGCTATCACTGACTACGTTGGTGACGCTTGGAAAGTTAGTGATGACTTACGTGAAGATGGTGCTCAAGTAGACTCATTAATGTCTATGCGTGCAATGGAATCAACACGTGCTCTTGGTGAAAACCATGAATCACGTTTCTTATCAGTAGCTAACTTAGCTCAAACTAACGCTAACGTAAACCTAGTTAACGGCCGTCCACATCGTTGGGTAGCTGGTGGCGCAGGTGCATCTACACGCGTTATGACATTATCTGACTTCATTGCTATGAAATTAGCATTTGATAAAGCTAATGTTCCTACAGCTGGTCGTATCGCTATTGTTGATCCTATCGTTGAAGCAACATTAAATAGCATTTCTAACTTAGTATCAGTATCTAACAACCCAATGTTCGAAGGTATTGTTACAGAAGGTTTTGCTAAAGATCACAAATTTGTTAAAAACATCTTTGGTTTCGACATCTGGACTTCTAATCGTTTACCAGTTAAGACAGCTACAGAGGCATTAAACGCTTCTTCATATGGCTTAGCAAACGATACAGCAGAAATCGGTGACGTAGCAAACGTATTTATGAGTGTAGCTGACGACTCAACAAAACCAATCATGCATGCTTGGAGACGTGCTCCTAAGACTGAAGGTTGGAGAGACAACGAAGAACGTGCTGATAAGTATCAAGTTACTTCTCGTTTCGGTTTTGGTGCCCAACGTGTTGACACACTTGGTGTTATTTTAACTAGCGGTTCTACATACTAAGGAGAATAACATGGGTTTTGAAATCGACGCAAAAAGAGGTGTAGCTCAACACTATGGTGTTAGAACTACAAATGGTAAATTCGGAGCAGAAACTTGCGATGATCTTTACAAATGGGCTGTATGGGATTTCGATTATAACGATCTTCCAAACTACGGTTCTAACAACTTACAACACGTTATTCCAGCTAATGCTACAATTATTTCAGCTGAATTAATCGTGGACGTAGCTTTCACATCAACATCTACTACAACTGACTTAGACATTGGTCTATACACAGCAGCTGGAGCAGCTATTGATGCTGATGGTTTAATCACTGCAGCTAATGCAACACAAACAGCTATTGGTACTGCTGGTAACGTAGTTACTGGTTCAGGTGCTTTAGTTGGTAAAACAATTGGTGCAACAGCAGGTGAATTAGTTGTAACTCCTACAGTAGCAGATTTAACAGCTGGCGCTGGTCGCGTAGTTGTTAAGTATGTTTACAACAAGGACTAAGTAACAAACTGGGTATGGCCTCTATATTGATAGGGGCCTCTCCCTTTCTCTTAAGGAATTCTAAATGACAATTCAGCACAAACTAATTGCAGATGCAGACTTACATGAACCAAAAGGTGTAGCTTCTGCAGCATCAGGAAAAGTATATCAAGCTAATGGATCAGGTTCAGGAACTTGGGTATATCCTCCTGGTAAAGCTCATGCTGAAATCTATATTGATGCAGGTGCAACTGCACAAACTCTTTCAGGATCATCAGCATATGCAAAATTAAATCCAGGTACAGAATGGACAGCTGGTATAACTAATGTATTAACAGTATCTGCTGCAAATGGAACAATCACGCTAGCTGAAGCAGGTAACTATATGATTAACTTCTGGTGCCAGTTTAGTACAGCTTCTTTAGCTTCTGGTACTCTTTATAATTTTAAATACAATTTAGATGGTACTTCAAGTGGTAGAACACTTACAGTTTCTAAAACAACTAATGGTTCTGATAAGCTACATATTTCAGCTACAGGTTTAGTAACTGCTACTGCAGGTCAAGTATTATCAATGTATGTTGGTGGGGATGCAACATCATCTTCCACAGCAATTACAGTTATTGAAGCAGGTTTATCTGCTGTTAAACTATAGGAATATATCATGGCTAAGATGACACTACTTGAAATTGTACAAGATATTATGTCTGATATGGATTCAGATGAAGTCAACTCTATTAATGATAGTGTTGAGTCTCTTCAAGTAGCACAACTAGTTAAATCAACTTACTATAATATCGTAGATGGTAAAGACTATCCATGGTTATATGAACTTTTTCAATTAGGTACAAGTGGTACAGTAGCTAGACCTACTCATATGAGATTACCAGAAACAATCATTGATCTTAAATGGATTAAGTATGATTGTAAGAAACCTGGAGAAACTCGTAACAGATTCACTAAGATCATCTATAAAACTCCAGAAGAGTTTCTTGATATTACAGATCAACGTTTAAGTACTGATTCTAAAGTTACAGTTGTTACAGACTCTACTGGTATTAAGATTAATGTCTATGATGATAGAGCTCCAGCTTACTTTACATCATTTGATGATGACTATGTGGTATTTGATGCTTATAATTCTGCTGTAGAATCTTCTTTACAAAATAGTAAAACACAATGTCATGGTAAACGATCTGTAGCTTTTACACTATCAGATACATTTACTCCTGATCTACCTGTTCAGATGTTTACTTATCTACTTAATGAAGCTAAATCAGCTGCATTCTTAACTTTAAAACAACTTCCTAATCCTAAAGCTGAACAGATATCTGTATCACAAAAGCGTAAGATGAGTCAGGAAGCTTGGAAAATTAGTAATGGTATTAAATACCCTAATTATGGACGAAAAGGAAAAACAACTAGGATGGGAGGGTATTGATGTCAATGCTCACAAGTAATACCCCAGCATTTATTAACGCAGAACAATACGGAAAGAAAGGAAAAAAGAATGGCAGAAAAGTGGATACAAAAAGCAATAAAAAAACCAGGAGCCTTAAGAAAAGCCCTAGGGGTAAAAGAAGGTAAAACAATTCCTGCTGGTATGTTAGCTAAAGCAGCTAAGAAACCAGGTAAAATGGGTCAACGTGCACGACTAGCACAAACTTTAAAGAAAATGAGTAAAAAGAAATAATGAAGACTTATACAACTCCTAACGGAAAAGAAATACAAGTATATAGAGATAAAGTTTCAGCTCAATACAAGATTCAATTTGGTTCAGGTGGAGAGTTACCAGAAGAACTTACTGGTATCTTTACCAATGAACTCTTTGCTGAAACAGCTATCAATAAATATTTAGAGAAACAAGAAACTAAAAAAGCTAAACTAGAAGCTAAGGAGTAGTAATGGCTGTAGGTAATGAGAAGATCTATAGATCATTTACAAAGGGTTTAATTACAGAGGCAAGTCCTCTTACATTCCCTGAAAATGCTTCCATAGATGAACGTAACTTTGTCCTTAACCGTAATGGTTCTAGATCTAGACGTCTAGGATTAGATTACGAAGGTGGTTACTCTCTCAAAGCTACAGGATTCTCTTCAGCTGCTCTTCAAACAGGTAAACAATCATTTCATAAATGGGATGTTCCTGGTGGTGATACCACAGTAGCTATTGGTGTTATTCGTATTCTTGATAAACTTTGGTTTATTGATTTACTTACGAATGCTCCTAGTGCTAACTTTCTTAATGGTGGTTCTGCAATTACTTTAGCTGGTCTGAATACAGCTGATATTGAAACAGCTACAATTAATAATAAATTAATTATTGTTTCTGAAGATTTAACCTATCCTATTCTTCTTTCTTATAACTCAACTACAGATACTGTTACTCAGTCTAACATTACTGTTGAAGTTCGTGATATTTGGGGTGTAGATGACAGCTTACTTGTAAATCAACGTCCTACATCTTTAACTAATAAACATAAGTATAATTTAAGAAATCAAGGTTGGGCTCCTACAATCCAAACAAGTACTGGAGCAGACGCAATTGATCGTACTTTTACTCAAATAGGACAGTATCCATCTAATGCAGACTCTTGGATAAATGGTAAGATTACTAACCCTAGCTCAGGTGACTATGAGAAATATGATGGTCAGACTATGGAAAACAATTCACAGTCTAACTTCCAAGTTGCTAAGGGTAGTTATATTATTGATGCCTTTAATAGAGGAGCAGAACGAGAAGCTAATGCAGGATTAACTGGATTACCTTTAGATAAAGAGAATGGATCTTTCTCTACTGTAGCGTCTTATGCTAGCCGTATTTTTTATTCTGGTGTAAACTCATCTATTACAAGTGGGGATTCTAGATCACCTAATTATAGTGGTTATATTTTCTTTACTTCTGTTGTTACAGGAGATGATAAACTAGGAGTTTGTTATCAAGAAGCTGACCCTACAGATCCTGAAATTAATGATTTAGTTACAACTGATGGTGGTACAATACAACTACCAGAAGCTACTCAAATCATAAAGATTGTTTCATCTCAATCTTCTTTATTAGTATTTGCAGATAATGGTGTATGGGAAGTCTACGGTGATACTGGTGGCTTTATAGCTACTTCATTCCAAACAAGTAAAGTATCAACCAATGGTGTTAAAAACGCTAAATCTATTGTTAATGTTAATGGTAACTTTGTATATTGGTCTAAAGCTGGTATTTATTTACTAACTCCAGACCCATCATCTGGTAGATTTACAGCTAAATCAATTTCATTAACCACAATTCAAACTCTATTCTTAAACATCCCAACAGTAGGTAAAAACTTCTGTAAAGGATTCTATGATGAGAAAGAAAATAGAGTTCGTTGGCTTTATAATGACACTGATACTTATAGTACTAGTAACTATATTAATAAATATAATAAAGAACTTATTTTAGATTTAACGCTAGAAGCTTTTTACGTTAATGAGTTTTCTAGTCTTGCAAGTAATTCACCATACATAGCTGACTATGTTGATATTCCAGGATACTCTATAACAACTACAGACTCAGATGTTCTTGTAGGTACTGATGAAGTTATAGTAACGTCAACTGATAAAGTTATTATTACTGAACCATTAGTTGCATCTAGAAGTACTCAATTTAGTTTCTTAACAATGGTTGGAACCTCTTTCACTATCTCTAAGTTTGTAAATAGAAGTTTTACAGATTGGGAAACAGCTGGTAGTGGTACTGGAGCTAATTACTCTAGCTATCTTGTAACTGCTACTAAGAAACTATATACCAAGTGGTCCTGCTGATCCATTTGACTATGGTGATTCAGTTATTGTAACAAAGAATAAACTCAGAGGCTCAGGTAAAACAGTTAGTTTAAAGATTCAATCTGAAGCTGGAAAAGATATGCAAATTCTAGGTTGGGGAGTAACTGCAGTAGCTACAAGTAAGCCGTAATGAGTTTAAAAGTAATATATAAAGAAGAAGACAATGGGTTTGTCGGTTTAAGTTATGAACCCTTCTTACAGAAAACGATCATGCACTTGGAGTTTAAAAAGTGGAGTGTTCAAGAGTGTAAAAGATACAAACAAATCTGGAAAGTTATTCTTAAATGTTTAAAGGATAAAGGATTCACAGAAATATATAGTCTCTGTGATTCAGAAAAAGAAGCAAAATTTAATAGGTTTTTTGGATTTAAAGATACTGGGTATTTAGCTCAGACTGATAAAGGTACTAAATTATTATATAAACTGGAGTTATAATATGAAACATAAAAATACAAGAAAAGTAGGATATGGTGGTGCAGTAGCAGCAGTTAGTTCTGTTGTTAAAGCCGCAGGTCCGATTATAAAAGTAGCATCTGCTATTGGTAATGTAGTTAGTCCTATAGTAGGAGTTGCTAGCTTTATGCAACAAAGAAAAGCTACAGGTCAAGCAGCTGAAGCTACTACTCGTCAAACACAATTACAAACTAGACTTAATGATATTAATGCTAGACGTGCTATGATTCAACAACAAAGAGAAGCTCGTATTAGACGTGCTCAAGTCCTTACTGAAACTGCTGGTGGTGGATTAGGTATTGGTGGTACATCTTCTTCAGTAGGAGCAATTGGAGCTGTTACAACACAAGAAGCTAGTAATATTAGTAACGTTAGACAACAAGGAGACTTTGGTAGAGCTATCGGTGAAGCTGGTACAGAAGCTTATACAGCTATGGGTGAAGCTAAAGGTTGGAATCAAATAGGTGGTATAGCTGTTACCTGAAATAGAAGTAACAACTAAGCCAGTACCCGAAGTACAGGCTAATGATGATGCTTTCTATGCAGCTGGTTCTTATGGAACAGATCCAGTTAATAACTATACTCAAATGTATGGAGAACTAACACAGCAAGGGTATTCTCAATCTTTAGAAGATGCTAAAAAAATGTGGATGTCTGAACAAGACTCTAATAATAAAGAAGCAGTTCTAGGACTTATTAATGATCCTAATGTTCCTAAAGAACAAAAGACTAAGATGTTATCTATATACTCTACTACAGGGTATATATCTTCTGATATTAAAGATAAGTATGTTCAGCGTATTGCGTCTTTACCAATAGGAGATACACACCTAGATGATGCATCCCAAGATACTAATGTAAATCTTTTACAAAATAAAAAAACTGATATAGCTTCACGTAAAGAGGATCTAAGTAAAGAATCTTTCTTTGATACCGTTCTCGACAATATGCCAAAAATCTATGAAGGACTAACTCCAGGTCTTATCATTAGAAAACCAAATGGTAATATTGATTGGGGTAAAACCCTAGCTCCAAGTCAGATTGCTAAAGATGTAGGTGGTGAGCTCTTAGGTCTTGCTAATTTCTTTAGT